CGTTCATCGTGCCGTGCGTGAGACAGTTCCTTGATGCGCTTCTGTACGTTTGAACTGTACTGTTCAATTTCATCGTCAGCCGGGTCTTCTACTTCCTTTTCCAGCGGCTTTCGGTTTCGGTCTTCTTCGGGAGTGTCGTCAACGACATCAATCTCAATTTCGTCGTTGTCAATATCAATATTTACTTCAGGGTTTTCGTAATTCTCATCCATGATTTTTCCTTAAGCGCGTGTGTAGCCACGCGGGTCTTCCGCAATTGCTTCAACCGAATCATCATTGATGAGGCGGAATTCACGACCGTGGATTTTGAAGCGGGTGCCTGAATATGCGCGGGTAAGGACAAAATCGCCTTCTTTGCAATATGGACCCGTTGGGAAACGGCCTTGGTCCAAATAACAATCCGGACCCATCTTTACAACAAACAACACAACCGACGAATGCTCTTCGGTTTTAACTGTGGTATCTGCTTTAAGAATGCCATTTTGAAACTTGTCTTCTACTTCCGGCAGGGCACAAAGAATCTTGTAACCCATAGGGATGGGCAGTTGAGTTGCTTCTCGAACTTCCTGAACTTCGTCAGTCATTTTTTAACTTCTCCGCGAGGTCTGCGATATGAACCTGTGCAACCTCCAGACCCCGAATCAGGCCACACAGATATTTGTAATGCGCGTAATCCTTGCAGTTATCTCTTGCAATGAATTCGTTATATCCCTTGATTTCATCATTTAGCTTTTTGTTCAGGTACTCTAGTTCGTGCATTTGACATCTCCGCTCCAAGTTTTACGCCAGTGAGCAATTCGTTGGAGGTGCGATTTGCTTTGGAATCGGCCATTCTGGCCTGAGCCTGCCGTTCGGCAGTTGTTGCTTGGGTTTGAATACGCTCACGTTCAATTTGTGAACGAAGTTCAATTTCCTTTGCCCGCAACGCAATTTCGGCTTGGTCCTTTTGTGCCTTGCGTTGAATTTCCTGTTCTTTAAGTTCAAGCTCCTTCATGGCTTGCTGAACAACAGGGTCTTGCTGCGCTTGCGCGTTTTGTTGTTGCTGTACTTCGGCTTGATTGTTTTGCAGCAGCTTTTGTGCCGCGGCAGCAATCAGTTGTGAAACTTGGTATTCAACATCTTCCGGAAGCTGTTCTTCGTCGCCCGGTAGCGGTGCGCCGATTTGTTCCTCGATGTGTTGTTTGTAAGCAAAGCCAATGTGTTCCGCTATGTGGGCTTGTGCAGCCGTCATCATTTGTTGGAACAACGGCGATTGACCCGCAATTTGTTGAATCTTCGGGTCTTGCATCATTGCCATGTGAGTCTGGATATGTGCTTCGTGGTCTTGATAACCAAAGGCTTTCACCGGCTTGCCAACCATAAGCGCCATGTTTTCACTGACCGGGTCTTTGGGCTTGATGTCGTCCGAGGTCGGGACCAGCTTGTCAATGTTCTTGATGTTTAAAGTCTGCAACATCTGACGGTGCAGTTCCGGCAGGTCATAAATCTGCGGCGCGCCTTGGGCCAGTTGGAGTGCAGCTTGATACTGAACAATGCGCTGCGACATCGTTGCGGCATTCGGGTCGCTGACAGGGATGATGTCCGTATGGTCATAGTCAGACTGTTTAACCTGACGCGGCGCATCTTCAACTTCGTAGTCGTATTCTTCCGGCGTGAAGTCACGGATGATGGTGGCAAGAAGTTTAAACTCTTCCTTCATCGCGTAATGCACACGCGCTTGAACCGCGCTCATAACTTTCAGGGTGCGCTCAAGGATTGCTAGCGTTGTGCCTACGGGCGCCTGTGAACTCATATCAGACACTTTCATGTCCGAGATGGAGGCGAACCTACGACCTTCTTCTACAATCGTATTCAGAAGCACTGACAGCGTCTGAGAGGGTTCCTTGTAGGGCAGCGGCAGGATGTTGTCGCGGATAGACCCGCCCGGTACGTCAACGTCACGGAATTCGCCCGGTGAGATTGGAGTGTCATCACCAATGATGCGAAGCCCACGCGCCTTCAGACCTCCGGGAAGATTCGCAAGCGTCCCCGCGTCAACCAATTGACGAAGGAGAGAAGTAGCACCACGGGCATGACCACCAATGAGGTGAAGCAGACCAAAGCCGTAAAAGCCAAACCCAGTGATATACGGGTAATGGACAAAGTGCATACGCGCTTGTTTAAACTCATCATCTTCCTTCCAGTTACGGCGGATGGCTAGGATTTCGTTGTTGCCTTCATTGATGGTTACGACATACGGAAGCGCAATGCCCGTTTCTTCGCCGGAATCGTCTTTATCCTCATAGCCTTCCAAATCAAGGTAGGTATGGATTTCAAGAAGACGATAACGAGTGTCATTAATGGCATCAATGCCTGTTAGTTCGTTACGCTTCTTTTGAAGATTGGCTACGTCGCGCGGCGGGTCGCCCAAATCGATGTCACGATAGAAACCGGAAACTTGCAACTTCCTGATTTCATTCTTGTTTTTACGCATCCGGTGGGTGATGCGCTGTGCCGATTGGAGAGATGTTTCGCCATAAGACACAACAAGGTCATCAGCAGGGATAAAAACGGACACTTGACGGCCAAGGCTAGGGTCGTAGTAGACCTTCTTGAAGGCCGAACCCATCAAGGGTTGTGACCAGTACAGTCTTTCCTGTTCTGTGCGCCATTCCGGCATTTCATTCATCAGCTTGTAGTTCATGTCGTTTTCGACACGGTCGGCAGCTTCCAGCTTTTCGCGGGTTTCTTTACCCAAAACCTGAGTTCGCACTGGACCGCTGGCCGGGACAGTCTCCATAATCATTTCTGCTTGATAACGGACGACTGCTTCAGTCAACATTGGGTGGGTGATACCGCAAGCGCCTTCCCAAGGCTCCGAACGCTCTTCGACTTTCAATCCAAGCAGGTCCATGCCCTCTTGAATTGTGGTTTCCCAGTCCTTGCGACTGTTTAAATCGTCTGTGTATTCACCAATAAGCTCAGAGGCTAGCGATTCTAGGTAGCCTTCATCAAGAATTTCGGCCAGATTGTCACCAAAATCCGATTCTTCTTCTTGGTGTTTATTAAAATCGATGGTAACCGGCCCAATAGTCACAGATTCCGGGTCAACAATTTCAATTTCAATTGGTTCTGCCTCAATCTGCTGGTCAAAAACCGGAACTTTGTCAACATTCGTAGCCATCTTTGTCCTTAATAGTACCCGCGTTTACGTTTAAATCCGCGAATTGGGTCTGGTTCGTCGGATTCTAACTTGATAAACCCACCCTGCCGGAATCTTAATAATGCCTGAGTCGTCGAGTCGGTTAAGTCATCGTGGTCGCCATAGGGAAAAGCGGCCATTTCTTCAATCAATTCATGTGCCCAGCGTTTATCCGGGCACCATACTTTACCCGAAGCAAACAAATCTGATACAGCATTCAGGCGTACATTTTTATCATTACCGCGAGTCGGTGTAAATTCCTGAACAGGAATGCCCATTTGACGTAATTCATAAATCAATGGGGCACCGGCGGCTTTAGCTTCTACGATAAACGCGTCGGGTTGCCATTCTTGCCACATTTCGTGGGCGCGCTGTTTAAGCTCTGGAAATTCCATACGTTCTTTATAGGCATCCAGAAGAATGACATTGGCATCCTTTTGGTCTTCGTCTTTATAGAAGACGCCCCACGTCGTACAGGCAGAATAGTCAGACCGTTCGTTTTTAGTAAAAGCCGTATCCCAAGACTGAATGACGAATTCACAAGCCGGAGGACGGTCATCCGGCCAAATCTTCCACCATTCCCGTTTAACAATCGCGCCTTCTTCGCCAGACGGCTTTTGTTGATACTGCGCTGACCATTTTGATAACGGTAGTTCTTGCCGTAATGCCTCAAGTTCTTCGATAGACCAGAATTCAGGCCACAAAGGCTTTCCAGATGGAAGAATAGCCGGTAGTTCAATAACTTCCCATTCGCCAATTTTTTCATCCTCAATAGACGATTGAACAACCCGACCGGTCAAATCCTTCAATGACCAGCGGGTCATAACAATCACAATCGCCCCGCCCGGCTGTAGACGTTGACGAGGTCCGGATGTGTACCACTCATACACAGAATCAAAGATGCCGGGGTCAGAAGCGGCTAACTTGGCTTCTTGTTCAGAATGCGGGTCATCAATGATGAGAAGGTCAGCACCTTTACCCGTAACAGCACCACCGACACCGATAGCGAAGTATTCGCCAGCGTGATTGGTTGACCAACGCCCAGCCGCCTTTGAGTCGTGCTGTAGGGCAACGTCAGGGAATACCTTCTTGTAGGTATCAGAGTTGACCAAGTTTCTGACCTTACGGCCAAAGCCAACGGCCAGTTCAGCGGTGTGTGATGTCTGAATGACTTTCTTGTTTGGATAGTTACCCAAAAACCAAGCCGGGAGCAGGTATGAAGCAAACTCCGACTTAGTATGTCTAGGAGGCATATTGATGATGAGTCGTTTAAGTTCGCCTTTAGCTACGCGCTCAAATTTATCTGCCATCAACTTGTGATGTCGTCCGGAAATAAATCCGGGCCACATCTTGTCAACAAACGTCAGATATGACTTCTGACACCTTTCGCGTTCAGCCGCATCCGTGTACTCAGAAAGCATCTTCAACATCGCTTCCTGTTCGTCGGGCGGGAGTAGCCCTATCTGGGAAACAATAGAACTAAGGTCAGTCATTCAATACTCCTGAACTTAACGCCAATAGGCCGAACAGTTCTTTGCTTCTTGTTCTGTTTTCTTACAGCACCTAATGCCACCAGACGGTTGACAATGCGATGAATGTTCCCTCGACCTTTGGCACCAAGGACGTACATGATTTCATCGATAGACGGTGAATACCCATATTTCTTCCACCATTCATCAATCACCAAAAAAACTTCCTTCTGTCTAGGAGTCATCTCAAATCCAAAAAATATACCCCCGGCCCTTGTTGTTTCAAAAAGCAAGGGGGTGGGCCTGTAAGTACAAAGCCACAACAATAGCCAGATAAATCATGTTATGGGGTACCCAT